TTCAGCTGGCGCGATTTCAGATTTTGTTGGATACACAGATACCAATACGGTTAACGATACGATACCAGTTTACATTAGAGCGACAGGATATAATGATACATTGGTAGCTACATTTATATTCCGTGTTATAGCACAGGCAACAAGAACATAATAAAGAGAAAGAAAAATGGCACAACCAACATCAAGAACTGAATTTAAAGAATGGATACTCCGAAAGATTGGAGCACCAGTAATTCAGATTAACGTTTCCGATGAGCAAGTTGATGACCGTATTGATGAAGCGGTAGATTTCTGGCGTGATTATCACTACAATGGAAGCCAATTAGTTTATTTAAAACACCAAATTACTGGTAGTAGTTTAACATTAACCGATGCAGACGCGGCTGATTTCCAAATAGGTGAAACTATTACTGGTGGTACATCTGGTGCTTCAACTGTAATTACCGGCGATTCAACCGGACAAACATTAACATATCACTCATTATCGGATAATAATGCATTCCAGGCTGGCGAAGTTATTACTGGAGGTGCTTCTGGCCAACAAGGCACAATTGGTTCAATTACGAAAGGTGATAAAGAGAATGGATACATTACATTACCAGAACAACTTTTAGGTATTTCTGGAATCTTTAATCTTGAAACAAGTATTAGTACTGGTGGGGGAATCTTTAATGTTCAGTATCAATTCGTATTGAATAATTTAGAAGATATTACAGGCTATAATGTTTCAAATTATTATATGGCAATGTCTCATTTAGAATTTTTACAAGAAATGCTAGTAGGTAAACCACATATTCGCTATAATAAGCACGTCAATCGTTTATATATTGATGCTGATGCAAGTGCTTTAAGTGTGGGAAATTATGTTATTATAGAAGCTTACGATGTCATTGATGGCGATACATATTCAGATGTATGGTCCGATAGATGGCTACAAAATTACGCTTCAGCATTAGTTAGAGAACAATGGGGATTGAATTTAACTAAATTTGATGGTATGCAATTAGTCGGTGGTGTGACATTTAATGGAGCAAATATTCTTGCGGAAGCTAGGGAAGACCGACAGCGTATGGAGGAAGAAGCAATAACAACACTTCAACCTCTCAACTATAACTATATTGGGTAAAATATGGCAACCAATGTCTTCTTTGATAACTATACAAACTTTAATGAGCAACAGCTGATTGATGATTTAGTTATTGAAAGTATTAAAATGTATGGTGTGGATGTTATCTACATCACTCGTATTGATGGAGCATTGGATAAAGTATTTAACGAAGATGACCTTCCATTATATAATGAAACATTTGAATTTGAGGCTTATGTTAAAAATGTAGATGGATTTGAAGGCGAGGGTGATTTCCTATCCAAGTTTGGTCTACAAATACGAGACCAGATGACACTTACAGTTGCAAACAGAACGTTCGAACGATTTGTCACAAGAGAAGAAGGTACAATTATTCGTCCAAAAGAAGGCGATTTAATTTACTTCCCTTTATCAGAAAACATTTTTGAAATTAAATTTGTTGAAGATGAAAGCCTATTCTATCAATCAGGTGCTTTACAAGTATTTGATATGACTTGTGAATTGGCTGAATACACAGGTCAAAGATTACAAACTGGCCGTGATAATATTGACACATATTTTGATGCATTTAATAGAGAAATACTCACATCAAATACAGCTACATTGAATGCTGTTGCTCAGGTTGACCCAATTGCTCGTAATTTAGTCTTTGAACAGGAAGGCGATGCAATTATTGACTTTAGTGAAATTGACCCATTCAGTGAAAACATTTACATCAACGACGATTAAGGTATAATATGGGAATTGCAAATTATTTTTACAACTCTACTTTGAGAAAATATGTTGCTCTATTCGGCACATACTTTAATCAGATGAAAATCCAAAGAGCGGATAATGATGGTACTTTAATACAAGATATGATTGTACCTATTTCATATGCTCCTTTCCAAAAGATTTTAGCTCGTGTGACACAAGACCCTAATTTTTTAAAGGGTGTAGCAATTAACCTGCCAAGAATGTCGTTTGAAATGACCAATATGACATACGACCCAGAACGTAAAGTTGCTCCAACAAGAAAGGTAAGAAAAACTGGAGTTGATACTGAAGGTGGTGGCAGACGATTTGTATATGCTGGAGTGCCATACAATTTAGATTTTTCATTGTACATTATGGCTAAATATAATGAAGACGCAGTAAAAATATTAGAACAAATTTTACCATTCTTTAATCCAGAGTTTACAAGTACTGTGCGATTAATTGATGGTTTGGAACCAATGGATATACCTTTAATCCTGAATGATACAACATTTGAGGATTTATATGAAGGCGACTTCGAGGAAAGAAGAAGTGTTCTTTATACATTAAATTTCACGATGAAAGGTTGGTTCTTTGGGCCAGAAAGAGATAAGGCTGTTATTAAGTTTATAGATGTTCGTTATGCAACGGATACACCTTCTAACACATCGTTTGAAGAATTTTATTCAGTGTCACCAGGTATGACTGCAAACAACGAACCTACGACTGATAGAGCGTTAAGTATTGACTATAGTTTAATTGAATTTGATGATAATTGGGATTACACAGAGGAAATCGCAAATACAGCACCTTCCGTTTGACATTTATAATTAAATATGTTATAATGGAACATAGCAATTTTATATAATGGAGTAATTATGAAAGTAGGATTTACAGCTAGTACATTTGATTTATTACATGCTGGACATGTACAAATGTTAAGAGAGGCAAAAGAACAGTGTGACTATCTAATTTGTGGTTTACAAATGGACCCAAGCTCTGATAGGCCAGATAAAAATTCACCTGTTCAAACTGTGGTTGAAAGATATACTCAACTTAAGGCGGTAAGTTATGTTGATGAAATTATACCTTATTCAACCGAAAGGGATCTAGAAGATATCCTTGAAATGTATACAATTCATGTTCGTATACTAGGAGAGGAATATCGCGATAAGGATTTCACAGGTAAGGATATATGCCGTAAACGAGATATAGACCTTTACTTTAATAAGAGAGACCATCGCTTTAGTAGCAGTGGTTTGAGACAAAGAGTTTGTGATAAAGAAAAGGATTATGAGTACTAATTATGAGCGATGATAAAATTGCACAAGCACTAAATATGAGGCCTTTGGAAGAAGCAGAGGAAGAAAAACAAGAAATTTTGGATGAACTTAATCCGGATAAATTACCTGATTTACCTGCCAATGCATTCACTACAAATGACGAAGTAGAAAATTTACCAGCAGAGACACCAGCTGGCGAATTAGTTCCAGCAGATGTACTCGCTGATGAAAATTTAAAAGACATTGAACTTGCACGACGAAACATTGAAAATATTATTGGTTTAGGTGACGACGCAGTGAAGGAAATGGTTGAAATTGCAAAACAATCTGAATCGCCTAGAGCATTTGAGGTTGTATCTCAATTAATGAAAACACTGCTTGACGCAAACAAAGATTATGTTGATATGTCAACCAAAAAGAGATATGCAAAGGAAGAACAGGCTCCTTCTACAAACGTCACAAATAATAATCTTATTGTATCAACAGCTGATTTACTTAAAATGATTAAGGACGATAATAGTAATGCCTGATTTTATTAAAGGATATCTGGGCAACAATGACCTCAAAAGATCTGGTGAGGAAATTGAATTTACACCTGATATGCTTAAGGAATATGTGAAGTGTTCTAAGGACCCAATATATTTCGCTGAAAATTATATTAAAATTGTACATGTAGATAAAGGTCTTGTAAACCTTGATATGTATGATTATCAAAAAGAAATTACAGAAAAGATTACAAATAGTAGACGTGTTGCTGTATTAACAGCAAGACAGAGTGGAAAAACTACAACAGCAGTTGCAGTTATTTTACATTATATTTTATTTAATGAATTTAAAACAGTTGCTATTCTTGCAAATAAAGGTGATGCTGCAAGGGAAGTTCTTTCAAGAGTTCAACTTGCTTATGAAGCTTTACCTAAATGGATGCAACAAGGTATTGAGGAATGGAATAAAGGTAATATTACCTTGGAAAATGGCTGTAAAATATATGCGGGTACAACCACATCATCGGCCATTCGTGGTAAATCTATCAGTTTCCTCTATCTTGATGAGGTCGCGTTCATTGAAGGCTTTGATGAGTTTTTTGCTTCGGTATATCCGACAATCTCATCTGGTGATACCACAAAGCTCTTAATGACTTCTACACCAAACGGGTTAAACCATTTTTGGAAAACTTGTAAGGGTGCTGAAGAAAAGACCAATGGTTATGAATTTGTAAAGGTGATGTGGCATGATGTTCCAGGCCGTGATGAAAAATGGCGTAAGGAAACAATTGAAGCACTTGACCATGATGAAGAAAAGTTTAATCAAGAATATTGCTGTGAATTTATTGGAAGCTCTGGCACACTGATTAGTGGTGCCAAATTGAAACAGCTTCTACATTCCAAACCATTGGTTGAAAAAGAAAATATGTATCAATATGAAGCGGTGAAGGAAGGTCATGCATATGTAATGACTGTCGACGTATCTCGGGGAAAAGGCCTCGATTATTCGACATTTACTGTGTTTGATGTGACTGAAATGCCTTATAAACAGGTCGTTTGTTATAGAGATAATATGATAAGTCCTGTTGATTTCGCTTCAATTATATATAGAATAGGCCTAATGTATAATGAGAGTGCTATTCTGATTGAGGTTAACGATATCGGTGAACAGGTTTCTGATGTACTTTTAATGGACTACGGCTATGAAAATCTTCTATTCACCGAGAATGCTGGACGTTCAGGTAAAAAAATATCAGGTGGATTTGGAAGAAGTGCTGACCATGGAATAAGAACAACAAAAAGTGTTAAACAAAAGGGTTGTTCAATACTAAAAATGCTGGTTGAACAAAATCAGATGATTTTAGTAGATTATAACACAATACAGGAGTTATCGCGATTTTCTAAAAAGGGATTTTCCTACGAAGCTGAACCTGGGTTTCATGATGATATGGTCATGAATTTAGTCATCTTTGCATGGCTAACTGATGACAGATTTTTCAGAGAATTAACAGACATAAATACCTTGGCACAATTAAGAGAAAAGACCGAGGAACAGCTCAACGAGGATTTATTACCCTTTGGGTTTATTGATACAGGCGACGACATCAACCAAGATGGTGGATGGCAGTCTGTACCTGGAAGAGCTTTTGAGGTATAGGCTCAACTTTTTATAAATAAAGAGTGATAACTAATTATAACAAATAGGTTTTAAATAGATAATATTAAAGGAGAAATAATATGGCTTTTTCCGTAAGTCCTTCCGTAATTGTTCGTGAAGTGGACGCATCAGCAGCGGTACCGGCCATCGCAACACCACCTGCAGCTATCGCTGGAGTGTTTAGATGGGGTCCTGTAGGCGAAGCAATTCTTGTTTCTTCGGAGAATGAACTAGTAAGTCGTTTTGGTGAACCAACCAATGATAACTATGAGACATTTTTCGTAGCAGCAGATTACCTTTCATACGCTAATGCATTATATGTAGCTCGTGTTGATAACGGTGCAGTCGCAGCTTCTGCAAGCGATACTTCAAACGCAAATACACAACTACACACTTTTGGTGGATTCGATGCTTTATATCCAGGCGCATTAGGTAATTCAATCGATGTTTCTTATTGTAAATCTGATGATTTTTCAGATGTATTAATTGACGTTGGTGACATTACTGCTTCAAAAATCACTGGTAATACACAAATCTCTCAAACAATTTCATTTAATAGTTCAAGTGTGACCTTCGAGGTTGCTCCAGCTGAAAGAATTACAGTTGCAGATGTGAATGTTGGTGATTTAATTAGAATCGGTAATGATTCTGTTGGTTATCAAGAAATTCCAGTCTCTTCACTTTCTGAAACAGCTTTGGATTCAGCAGGTGATGAAACTGCTAATAATGCATTAATCTCATCTTACGAGTATGTATTAACATTAAGCAATAACTATTTGCTTGCAGAAACAGACTTGAATAAACTTTCATTAGAAAGAAAATGGAAACATGCTGGTTTATTTGGTGTCGCTCCTCAATCTGGAAACTATCACATCGCAGTTATTGATGGTGATGGTAGTGTCGCAGGTGAAGCTGGGGTAGCACTAGAAATTTACACAGACGTTTCAACAACATCAACAGCAAAAACATCAGATGGGTCAACAAACTATTATAAAGATGTAATTGACCAAAGATCTGATTGGGTAAAAGTTGCAAATACTGCACACTTTGAAGCTCAAACACTTGCTTATGAAGATCTTGCAAATGGTACAGACGGTACTTCAGAAAGTGCTACTGGACTAGGTGCTCTTGCAGGAGGTTATGACCTCTTCGCAAATGATAATGAAATCGATGTTTCATTTGTTCTTCAAGGTAAAGGTGATAACTCAGGTAATGTTGCAAACTATATTATCAGTAATATTGCTGAGAGTAGAAAAGATTGTATCGCATTCATTTCACCTTCTAAGGAAGCTGTTGTTGACGAAAACAAAACAAACGCAAAACTTACAAATGTAATTGCATACAGAAATGCATTACAGAATAGTTCATACTTCTTTATGGACTCTGGATACAAATATAGATACGACAAGTATAATGACACATACAGATATGTACCATTAAACGGTGACATGGCTGGTCTTGCTTCTCGTGTTGAACCTTATGAGTCTCCAGCTGGTTTCCGTAAGGGCGTAATTAAGAATGTTGTAAAACTTGCATTTAATCCAAGTAAAGCACAAAGGGACCAACTTTATAGTTCTGATGTTAACCCAGTAATGTCACAGGTAGGACAAGGTGTTGTTCTATTTGGGGATAAAACAGGATTAGGTTTACCAACTGCATTCTCTAGTATCAATGTTCGAAGATTGTTCATTGCAGTTGAGAAAGTAATTGCTAATACCGCTCAAACATTCCTATTCGAGTTGAATGATGAGTTTTCACAAACTCAATTCAAGAATATAGTGGAACCTTTCTTAAGAGATATTCAAGGAAGGAGAGGAATTATAGACTTCAGAGTTGTATCTGATAGTACTGTAAATACGCCAGCTATAGTGGACCAAGGTAAGTTTAGAGCTAATATCTTCATCAAACCTGCTAGAAGTATTAATGTAATTGAACTTACATTTGTTGCTACACGTAGCGGAATTGAATTTGAAGAGATTGTAGGTTCTCTATAATAGGATAAATAATTTTTAGAAATAATAGGAGAAACGAGAATGGCATTTAATATTAACGAGTTTAAATCACAACTAGTAGGTGGTGGTGCTCGGTCTTCCCTTTTCCAAGTGCAGATACTCAATCCTGTGGCTCCTGAAGCAGATTTCAAAGTTCCGTTTATGGTTAGGGCTGGTGGAATTCCAGCCTCAAACATAGGTTCATTTGAGGTTCCTTACTTCGGTAGAAACGTCAAATATGCTGGTGATAGAACATTTGATGATTGGACAGTCACAGTAATTAATGATGAGGATTTCATTGTAAGAAATGGCTTCGAGGCTTGGATGAACGCTATCAATACTCATGATAGTAATGTTCGTGCATTACCTCAGGACTACAAGTCCAATGCCGTTATTACACAATATAGCAAAGATGGTGATGCTATCAGATCTTATGTATTTGAAGGCATGTATCCAACAACTATTGACCAGATCGACATGGATTGGTCAAACGTTGATGCTATAGAGGAATTCGGTGTGACATTTGCTTATGACTTTTGGAGAGTTGAAGGAAGCACTGGAATTCCAACTACATAATTTAAATAGGTGATATTTTGAAAATTTTTGGCTTTGAAATAAAGAGGTCAGAAGAGGAACTTGATAACGTACCAGTTTCTTTTGCTGAGCCCCAAAATGATGATGGTGCAATTACAGTAGGTAATGCGCTAGGTGGTTTTTATAATACAATTTTAGATATGGAAGGCTCTGCTAAAACAGAGTCTGAGTTAATTACTAGATATCGTCACATGGCGATGCAACCTGAGATTTCTCAGGCGATTGACGACATAGTCAACGAAGCAATTAGTATTGACACAAACGACCAAGTGGTAGAGATTGCTCTTAATGAGACAGACTTACCAGAAAAGGTTAGGAAGAAAATTGTTGATGAGTTTGATAACATACTGACGCTATTTGATTTTACAAATAACGCCTATGATATGTTTTATAAGTTCTATGTGGACGGTAGATTAAATTATCACATTATTATTGATGATGATGATTTAAAGAAAGGAATTGTAGAATTAAGATATGTAGACCCTCGTAAGCTAAAACTTATTAGGGAAGTTGATAAAAAGCAAAAAGACAAACACTCTGGTATTCCAACGAAAAGAGTTAAAAATGAATACTACATGTATTCAGATACTGGATTCCAGAATACAAGCACTGGAGGCGTAGGGTCGCCGGTTCCTGGTGGTACAACCGGGTTTAAAATTGCGAAGGACTCTATTGGTAGAGTGACTTCAGGATTGATGAATGAGAATAATAGTTTAGTATTATCTCATTTACATCCAGCAATTAAGGCACTTAATCAGCTTCGTATGCTTGAGGACGCAACAGTCATTTATACTTTGACTCGCGCGCCAGAGAGAAGAATTTTTTATATTGATGTAGGTAATTTGCCTAAGAATAAGGCGGAACAATATCTTAGAGATATGATGGCCCGTCATAAAAATAAACTTCAGTATAATTCGTCAACAGGTGAAATTACAGATTCACGTAAAATGTTGACAATGACTGAAGATTTTTGGTTCCCTCGTAGAGGTGGCGAAAGGTCAACCGAGGTTGATACTTTAGCCGGAGGTGCAGCTCAAGCTTTAAGTACTGATGAGAACCTTCAGTATTTTCAGCGTAAGTTATATAAAGCACTGAAGGTACCTTTAACAAGATTGGAACCAGAAACACAGGCAACTTTTGGACGTGCATCTGAAATTACTCGTGATGAACTAAAATTTGGTAAGTTCATACGTAGGGTAAGAACAAGATTTTCTTGGTTATTCAATATGGTACTTGAGAAACAATTGGTATTGAAAGGAATTTTAACACCAGAAGAGTTTAACGAAATCAGAAATCAAATTCGTTATGACTTTGTAAAAGACAACTATTTCGAGGAACTTAAGGAAGCTGAGATATTAAGAGAAAGATTAACTACATTAAGAGACGTAGCTGATTACACTGGTAAGTATTTCTCTCATCAATGGATTGTGAAAAATGTTCTTCAAATGTCTGAAGAAAAGGCAAATGAAATGGAAGATGAGATTGAACAAGAAAGAAGAGCAGGCGCGTTCGATGATGAAGACCAAGGTTTTTAATAAATAGATAATAGAATTAAATAGGGACTCAATATGAAACAATTTAAAGACATTCTCTCCGAGGTAGGCCAACCAAAGGCGCCCGAAGAAAAGAGATTTAAAGACCAACATGAGATTGAGCGAATCGATCATCCTGTTGCTTTGGATTCTCAATTTACAGGCGACATTGAAGGTTTAACACCCAAGAAACGTCCGGCAGATAATGCCAAGGGAGATGATAAAAAAGCTTACGACCAAGCTTATAAAAAGAAAGTTTCTCAAACTCTACCTAAAAGAGGTAATACAATCGTTGTCGATGATGAAGAACTTACTGATGACTATGATTGGACCGAGGAAGAAATTAATACCCTCGCAGAGGAATTATCCAAATATGACCTGGAAGATCTTACAGAAGAAGAACTTGATGAGGTTATAGGACGTGCTGCAAAAGCAATTGGTAGAGGTATTAAACGACAAACCATAGACAGACTTACAACTTCTGGTCGTGCAGGCCGAGCTGAAAGACAAGCAGAGAAAATAGAAAAGAAAGTAAAAGCTAAAGAACGCTTGAAAAAAGCTCAGGAAAGATTACAAAAGGCTAAAGATGCGATTCAAAAAGCAAAAGAAGCCGAAAGAAATGCTGCAAGATCTGAAAGCGTTGATATTGAGCAAATGTCAATTACTGAAATCCTCGGTTTTAAAAACAAGAAACCTGAAGATAAATGGGACGACGAATACGATAAAATCATGGGCGATGAAGACCCTAATGATGCTCCAGAACAAGAAGAAGGTTATGATGAATCAGCATGTGTTGAGGATATGATGAAACTTCATGCTTCTGGTTGTTCCAAACACGAAATGTATGAAAAAATCAAAGAAAAGTATGGCTGTTCAAAGTCTACTTTCGAAGGTTTATATGCTTCAAACTGTATGGGCGAAGATGAAAAAGTTGAAGAAGAAGCTGAAACAGACTCAGCTGATACCCTTGATGCTCAACCTGATGAAGCTCCAAAAGTAAAACAAGATAAACTATCACCTTCAGCTGTTGAAATCGGTGTGTCTGGTGGTAGAAAAATTAAAGTCACATTCAAAGAAATGTTAGATAAAATCAGTACAGAGGAAGAGCTCTTGGAGAGTCCCCAAGAAGAAATTCCAATGATGATGAAACAATTACATTTCATTTGTTACGCCTCAGAAGAGATTAGTGAATATCTGAAGAGTGGTGTTGACCCAGAAGAGTGGTGGCAAAATAAACTTGCTGATGTATTCAGTAATGTTAAATCACTCTACGCATGGTCAAAAGGAGACCAACTGGTAAATCCTGTAAAAAAGATTAGTGCGGCCGCTATGTTTGACAAGGCCGGTATCTTAGGATTTGCAGAGTCTGCTGAAGAGCTTGAAGAGTCATCTGTAAAGTTTTCAGGTAATAAATTGAGAGCTAGAGCTGGTCAAGCAAAATTAGATAATGGTAAAAGAGTAAAGGTTGATAAACAAAAGGCTCAACTTTTAACTGATTTCTTTAAGCAATTAAAGCCAAAGGATGCCAAGGAAATGGCATCAAAATTAATGGCAGACGAGGACCAATTTAATGAGGTCGTTCAGTTTGCAGAAATTACGCTAGGCGGATAATAGTTATAAATAATATTTAAATAGGTACCATTATGAAACTTATATCAGAATATACAGAAGATTGCGAAATCATCACCGAGGCTGCCGAAAACGGTAAGAAATCCTTCTTTATTGAAGGCATTTTCATGCAAGGTGATATTAAAAATCGTAATGGCAGAGTTTACCCTTGCGAGACTCTTGAAAACGAAATGAATCGTTATACAAAAGATTTCATTGATACAAAAAGAGCTTTAGGGGAATTAGGACATCCCGATGGTCCAACAATCAACGGGGATCGAGTTTCACATCTAATTACAGAAATGAAACGAGATGGAAACAATTTTTACGGAAAGGCAAAAATCCTTTCTACTCCTATGGGAGAAATTGTAAAAACTTTTATAGACGAAGGTGTCAAGATTGGTGTTTCTACACGAGGTCTTGGTTCAGTAAAACAACTGAAAGATGGTGTAATGCAAGTTCAAGAAGACTTTCATTTATCCACAGTTGATATTGTGACAGACCCTTCCGCTCCAGATGCTTTTGTAAATGGCATTATGGAGAATAGAGAGTATTACTACGATATCGCTTCTAATACTTGGAGAGCTCAACAGGTAGCTGATGTTATCGATGAGATTGTCGAAGAAGTAGAGAAAAAGGTAAATCGTGTAGTGCGCAAAATTGACGAAGATACGGCTACAAGAATGTTTGAAACATTTATCCGTACTTTAAGAAATTAACTTTTTATAAATAAAAACAGTCAAATTATTTGTTTGTTAAAAATTATTGTTATAACATAATAAAGGAGAAAAATTATGGCAGACGGAAAAGAATTCGTTGCTGATGACGGTATCTCAAAAGTACCTAATCCTGTTTCACCTGAAGGTGGAGAAGGCAAAAAGGACAAGTTGAAGAAAACCGCTGAAGATAAGCCTAAAGATGCAGTTGACCCTAAGAAAGTGATTCCTGGCCAAGAAAAGGCTGGTGAAGCAGTTCCTACTGCAGAGGATGTAGATGTAGAAACAGAAGAAGTGGAAACTATTGAAGAAGTAGTTGTTGAATCTTCTATTGAATCAATCATCGAAGGTGAAGACTTATCGGAAGAATTCAAAAACAAAATCTCATTAGTTTTTGAAGCAGCTTTAAACGAAGAAGTTAACAAAAGAACAGAGTCTATCAAAGAAGAGCTTGAATCTTCTTTAGATGAATCATTAAGTGAAGCAGTTGAATCCAGAATGGAAGAAATTGTTGAAAACGTAGATAAGTATCTTGACTACGTTGTTAATGAGTGGACAAAAGAGAACGAAATCGCTATCGAAAGTGGTATCAAAGTAGAAATGGCAGAATCATTAATGTCAGGTCTTAAAGGATTATTCACAGAGCATAACATTGCTGTTGATGAATCTACAATCGATGTTGTTTCTGAACTCGAAGCAAAAGTTTCTGACCTTGAGGAAAAGCACAATACTCTCGTAAATGAGAATATTGACCTTCAGAGAGTAATCTCTGGTTCTCAGGCAGGTAAAGTATTTGATGAAATCGCTGAAGGCTTATCTGAAAATCAGGTTGAGCGTTTAAAGGTTTTATCTGAAAAGCTTGATATTGAAGATTTAGAGTCTTATACTGAAAATCTTCAAGTAATTAAGGAGTCATTCTTCTCTAGCAAACCAGCTGTGGAAACACAATCTGATTTACAAGAAGAAAATGACGAAATTATTCTAGATGAACAGGAAGTAGTTAAACCAGCTTCTGATTACTCATCTATTAATGCTCTCGTAGAGGCATTTAACACTAGAAAGAATAATTAATTTTAACTTGGTTTTATTAATTAAATTAAATTAATTTTATTTTAAAGGAGATCCGAAATGGATAATTACTCAAGACTAGTGGAAAAGTGGGGCCCTGTACTAGAGCACGAATCTTTTTCACCTATTAGTGACGCGCACAAAAGAGCTGTGACAGCTACTGTGCTCGAAAATACTGAAAAGGCACTAATGGAATCTGGTGATTTATCAGCTAACATGACTTCACTTTTAAGTGAAGCATCACCGACTAACGATGCTGGAACAGGTGGCTTTAGTGGCCTATCTGGAAACGCTGCTGCTGGTCCGGTTGCTGGTTATGACCCAATTCTTATTTCTTTAGTGCGTAGAGCAGTTCCTAACCTAATTGCTTATGACATCTGTGGTGTTCAGCCTATGACTGGTCCTACAGGTCTAATCTTCGCAATGCGCGCAAGATATGGCTCTCAAGGTGGTGCTGAAGCCTTATTCAACGAAGCTGATACAGACTTCGCTGGAACAGGTACTCATGCAAACACATTGCCTAATGCTAATACTCAGTTAATTACAACTGGTACTGGCTTAGACACAGGTGATGCTGAGGCTCTAGGTGATGGCGTTGGTGCCGACTATGCTGAAATGGCATTCTCAATCGAGAAAGTGACTGTTTCTGCTAAGACTCGTGCCCTAAAGGCTGAATACACAACTGAATTAGCTCAAGACCTTAAAGCTGTTCATGGCTTAGACGCTGAGACAGAATTGGCTAACATTCTTCAAACTGAAATCTTAACAGAAATCAATAGAGAAGTTGTTAGAACAATTTATACATCTTCAGTAGTTGGTGCTGAGAACACAGCTTCTGCTGGCGTATTCGACTTAGATGTTGATGCAAATGGTAGATGGTCTGTTGAGAAGTTCAAAGGCCTTATGTTCCAAATCGAGCAAGAAGCTAACGCTATTGCTAAAGGAACAAGAAGAGGTAAAGGAAACATCGTAATCTGTTCTTCAGACGTTGCTTCTGCTCTTCAAATGGCTGGTGTATTAGACTACGCTCCTGCTCTAAACTCTAACTCTCTAGAAGTTGATGACACAGGCAATACTTTTGCTGGTGTTCTTAACGGAAGATTCAGAGTTTATGTTGACCCATTTGCTGGCGGAAACTACTTAGTAGTTGGTTATAAGGGTTCATCTGCATTTGATGCAGGTTTATTCTACTGCCCATACGTACCATTACAAATGGTCCGTGCCGTTGGTGAAAATAGCTTCCAACCAAAAATTGGATTTAAGACTCGTTACGGAATGGTTGCAAACCCATTCGCACAAGGTGATGTGTCTAGCCAAGGACTTGGTTCACTTGCTAACAACGTCAACAAGTACTACAGAAAAGTTAGAGTCACAAACTTATTCTAATCTGAAGTATAATAAGAAGTTTAGTTCACTAAACCACTTTAAAGGAGGCTTCGGCCTCCTTTTTTTTATTCCCAGATAAAATTTTCCCAAGGTTCATAACAACCATCGCAACCGATAGCTGAATTATCACAACCTCTGTTATCGTCAAAAATCTCTAACTTGATTTTGTCAAACATATCTTTTGTCAGTTTGACCATATTGACATTTTCCATAAAGATACATGATTCATAATCAATAGACATAGGCTTTACGTCGATATGATTTTCGCCAAACTCTTTAATCATTCCAACATATCTCTTACCATTCAAGAAAAACTGACACTGTTCAAAAGTATCACCAAATGTTTCTTGACCAAGTTTAGTCCATTTTTCAAATAATTTCATTATGCAATCTCCTTATAACCAGCAGCTTTACCATAGAATCCTAAAGATTCTAGTTTTAAAACAATCTCGTTAAATGCAGCACCTTCGCTGTTTTGTGGATAGATACCGACTGTCATTGGGTCGTCGATAAACAATTGACAATTTTCCCAGATTGGGTTATTGGAAATGTAATCATTAATGATTTTCTTTCCTTTTTCAAAGAGATTCTCGTCTCTAGTTCTGACCTCGAAGTCAGTAATTTCATAACCGTCCATAGTCAAAGATGGTTCCGGTTGGTTTCCTAATATTCTTATTTCCATTTAAACTCCTTTTTTCCTAATTTATATAACCATTATACCAAAATTGCTCGTTAAAGTCAACACGTAGAACGAAAAAAGTGCGATTATTTTGCTTTAAAAAGAAAGGATTATTTGTCGTAGTATGAGCGTACTAGATATACACGGATATATGCTAATACTGTCATTACAGCTGTGATAAGAACACTCAGCTTGAAAGGGTCTGTGATACCCATTATAGAAATGAATAACCACAAAAAGAAAAGATTTAAAGGATAATTAATAACGAGACCAGTACCTACTGTCATAGCGGTCTCTTTATGTTTTTGTTTTGTTCGTTGGTTCATAATGCGGACCATATCAGATTTAAACAACCTTTGGTAAATGCTCCCTCGTACCAAAGTATTAACATTGCTAAAATTGTGATGGCTGTAAAACACCACACGATTTCTCTTATTAATTGTATCATATCTTTCATAATCTGGTAGCCCGTAGGAGAATCGAACTCCTGTTGCATGGATGAAAACCATGTGTCCTAACCACTAGACGAACGGGCCAAAACAATCGGCGGACCTTCCATATACGCCCATCAAAGGTATGTCAAGATCCGCCTTGGTATTGAACTTCTCACTCACAATCGTCATTTGTTATTTGAGCCGGTCTACCGGACCTGATGACTAATCAGGGATTTCAAACTACCTAAAACTTAAAATTTGGGGCGGTGGAATTTGTGTTAACGCAATTCGTTAAATAATGTGGAATTGTTAATCTTAAATTCCTGCCGCTACCCCGAGCTTTGAGCCCCTATTATTGAAACTCTTAAAAAATCGTAGGTACGTCTCTCGGACTTACATGGTACTCGTTAATCCCAGTCTCGGTTGGTACCGAAGTACCATCTCTGCCTAAAGGGAATAAAGCCTGGACTGCCGTCCTGTGTTCCTCGGTTTCCTTGCGGGGAAGGTGAGGCTCTTCCTTTTCCATTGCGCCCCTTCCCTAGATTATTGTACTTCATCTTGTGTTTCCGCACTAGTTTGGGGACTTCTGTATCGAGCGTTTCTTCATACACGGAGACGCTTTCATACCCACTCTATTGATTCGTTCTGACCCGTATAATTACATGCATTCCTGCATCGGCCTTCCCATTACTTCGGGCAATACCAACTTTGTACTTCGGTTGATATCCCCGGCTCAAGCTGCCGGTCGGGTTGTCCACCTATATCTTTGAGCCTTCCGATTGATAAGATCTTCTATTCGACTCAGGTTATCCATTCACCGATTGTCTCTGTCGGTGGGGTGTTTCCCTCAATATGTGTCTATTATACTATAACGAGTAGCAAAAGTCAACACTTTTTTGAAAAAAGTTTTATTTTTTTTTTAATCTGATGTTAGAATCAATCTAGCATTATTAACTGTGGCAATTTGTATACCAAGAGTCACCAGGCCAACTACATCGTTTTCCATATTGTGAGCTATTAAAGGAGCAAGTATTAATTTGTGTAATAATAATCTATCAAACGAGGGGTCCTCTCCTAATATCAAATTGCCTTCTCTTATCTGGTCTTTATTTTCCAATGCATATGCTGTAGTTGCAAAATCTAGTACATTCCAAAGATAAAAAGAATATAATGTTTCATCGGTTGCTGGGTTGTCTAATTCTACAAAGTTAAATCGTCTGCGGTCTTGTTCTATGACTATGGCATCAGCTTTCATTTGCTCGTAATCAAAAGGTTGCTGAGCTAGTGATGCTGCGACCATTGTTTCTAATAACATATTATTCCTTTAATGTTTAAGCGAGGGTAATTTACGGTATATAAACATACCTTATAGTCATAAACGACGCTGGTAGCGATTCTCTATGAATGTACCGATTTACGACCTTGTGGAAACACATCGGCACTAAATGCGACATCTTCATATTGTTTTTCAGTACCAAACTCTCGCATGAGTTTCATTCCATAATTATTTGATTTATTTACAATATCCACATCAGATTTTAATATGGGAGCATTTTGTCTTGCTGGTAAACCATCAGCTCTTTTAATTGCATTTAAATCAACAAAATGGTGAACTCGGCCATAACGTTCTCCAACTGTGACACAATCTGGATGCATTTCTTTTAACATCTGTGATTTAGTTTGAGAAGCATCTTCCTTATAATCGTTATAAATTTCAGATGTATTTCCACCCTTTACAGTTCCGGTTCTTAATTTACCACATAAGAAGGAATACATTAACATTGTACAGAGCCCTCGTTTTAAAACTCGTATACTCAGATCTACATCTTCGTTATATTTTCCTCTCCATTTTTCTGGGCAATCGTTGTCAATTAAAAAACATGACATGATTCTGGTATTCAGTACATAAGGTGGGTAATCAGTATCATCAACCACAAAGAATTTATATTGTAAACCAGCTAAAGCTACGTTTTCGTATCTATCTACAAAATCCTCGGTCGCTCTAAAAATAGCAGAACCTTTTTCCACACGATATCTTTTATTATTATGAACGCGCCAAAATTCAGATATATTATCGTCCATTAACCAATGACGCTTGAAACCATTTGCCTGAGAATGTTCCCAGCACCAGTTCCGAGCTGGACCAGAACCTTTTCCATGATTACTGAATGGAAGTTTTAATACAGTTCCAAGTGGTCCAATGACCTCTTTATAGTTATCATATTCTTGTGGCTCAACTGCGATGAAATATGGGACGCCCATTTTCTCTAAAGCCTTAGGAGTGTATCGACTTTCCCAGCGACCTTTTGATATGATATAAATTGGATAACGATTATTCTTCGACATATCTACTCATCTGATTTTTTTCTGATTCTTTTCTTGGGTACCAAACCACATTTGTTTTGTCAGTCAACTTATAATTCATTGCTTCGCCAAAATATGCTCGGTCTTCTTTTGACCGAAACTTTAATGTGACTTGTTTCCAAGGTTCAGTATTACGAGATACAAATGAAGGCATTCCAGCTGCATACCATTGTATGTAAGGATTACGCCATTCTTTTTGTAGCTCTTCTAGTGTGTCTACGGGTTTAAATGCCATAATATTATTTAGATAATTTCTTAGGAAAAGAAATCGTCAATAAATGCAAATGCCTTTTCAAGGGTCATATTGTTCTCATCTATTGAGTAAATATTTCTTGTTCCTGGTTTCGTAATTTGTTCTGGGTCAATATCAAAATGAGAACAGAATTCCTCAAGTTGCTTTAATCGTCCATCAAGTTTTTCCTTATTCGTCCAAACACCAACTGTAAGTGATACATCGCCTTCAACAGAGATGGTCACGGTCGGTTGCATTTGTTGACGAGTAGAAAACTCTAAAATGTGATTAGATGACTTAATTACAATTACATTCAAACGACCAGCAAATTTTGCATAATTCTCCACATACCATTCTGGCATGGCTTCGAAATTATCATGTTGGTCTTTTTTGAATTCATCAAAAAGTTCACTGAACTTTGCCATAATGAAACACTCCTTATGATGCCCAGCAACAGAGTTGTCACGAGGCTGATTTTTAGAAATGAGGAAGGATTCTAGAATGAAAGACTGAACATCTTTCTTTTCGTTCTTAAATTTTTCAAGGTTCTTTGCAATAATATAGAGATTATTTGTGTCATAATCCTTAGAGTCGATGTGCGAAAGTGCTCTATTATAATTGCCCTTTCCAATATAAACCCATTCATCATTTTCTTTATATCCGTACACATACTGACCTAAGGTTTCCCAAAAGGCACCAGGCGCGGATTCAAAGTCACTATCAAACATAAGTATTCCTACCAATAATTGATTCCATTATAACACGCCGACTACGAAATGTCAACACGTTAAAAGTAATTTTTTTATTTAATGTAATGTTCTAGAAAGTCGTGCATTATTTCTGGGTCATTATCAATTGATTGAACAATTGTTGCAATACCTAATGCATCGTTTCTTTTCATGAGTTCTTTGACTTCTTTTGCTCTCATTTCACCTTTTTCAACTAAGGCTTCATCGGTGAGTGCATGTGCTTCTTGAACTTTAAAGAGGGTAAAATCATTAACTTTCATTATATTTTAGGATTTCCAAATCTTTACCAGTTCCTCGTGTTTTGAGATAACCAGATTTAATTAATTCATCTATTGTCGCACCAGTAATTACTTTTTTATTATAAGTTAATCCCCAGTACAGACCTATTGCGGTGTAAATAATAGCCACTACTAAAAAGTGTGATAATTCCATTAATTGCCTCCGTGTCGCGCTAATATCTTTTCAATGATTTTATCCTGAGCAGTGAGGTCGTCGTAATGAATTCTATCCTCTTTACGATCTTCTTCACTATCTGGAATAATAAACCCTTCCTGAATAGCCATATTATAGATTTGGTCATCAGACATATGCGAAAGACATGCTTCGATAAGTTCAGTTTTACGCAACCTTCCTTTACGAATATCTTCCATAAGCGACACGGCAATAGCAGTGCTATTACTGTTTAAGTCTTGTGTAGACATAGACAAATTTCTCCTAATTTATATAATGTATATATTATTAAGCCGAACCCGGCAATCCTTGATATCCCTGCCACCAATCTGGAGCAGGTCTACCCCATTCCCATTTCGCAAAAGGTTTTGCGGCATGGTAATAGTTCCTATAAGCTTGCACTGCATCACCTTCCACCTTACAGGTTGGATAATGATTCATCGCTTGTGCGAACTCAGTAAGTCCTTTATCTGGTATATTTGTTGGTGGTTTCTCCAACAGTGTACCGAGTTTGTTAAATGTGGCATGAACTCTGTCTCGTCTGTATTGATACTCTTTTGCCATTGCGACAAAATGTTCATAATGCCATTCGTAATTTGTCTTGCTTTCTGCTGTCCATGTAGTACAGGGGTGGTATTTGTGCACCGCTGCATAGTATAATTCGTCTCTTTCGTCTCCAAAAGTATAATATTGTTGCATTGTCTTACCAGACTTTGATGGCCTACGTTCTGGTGTGCCGTCTAACATACGATGAACGGTCGATAACATCTGTGCTGATTCGACAATCATTTTAGGTATGTGTTTATCGCACAAATTCTGTGCGGCAATTACTGGGTCGTAGTCTGTGACAAAAATATTCATATTGTGTGGTATTATATCATACTCATCTCAAAAGTCAACACGCTAGTGCTGAAATGTCGAGCGAAACCCGACATTCCAGATTTTGCCTAGATTAGGCAGCTGAAAGCATGGAAGCTGGGACCTTCCAAGTACCACTCTCAGTTTTGACATGTTGATATGTCGGATTCTTTTTAACCAAAGTTCCAGACACAACCTCGCCAGTTCTACTATTTGTAAACTGAACTTCCTGACCAACTCTAAATTCAGCCTTTTTACAAGCGGCATGGAATTTTTGTTGAGCCTTGAACATTCTAGCTACATATGCAAAATCTTCTGACGAAGACATTTTAGAGAAGGCTTTCTCTATTTGGTTAATATCTGATTTTTTTAATGTTAACATAAACAACTCCTATTTCCTAATTTATATGTACATTATACTATAACGAGCAGCAAATGTCAACACTTTTTGTAAATTTTTTTAATTTTTTTGCCTGTACTATTCTTATAAATAAACCCTGAGGGCGCGTCTCTCCTAAAATAGGAAAAATAATGGAAGAAATATTTCAGCTGATTTCGGATGTGGGTTTACCCATCGCCGGGGCGTTGACAATGGGATTCTTCATATTCATTATTATTAAGCAAATTTTTGAAGGAATCGTTGATAGCATTAATACATTAACAATGTTTTGTGAAAGCCTCGAAAACAGAGCTCGGACTATGTCAAATGAGATGGTCAAAATCGATCTGCTTGTGAGTAGCGCGCTGGGATTAAATCCTGATATTGAGAGAGTAGCTCGGGCAGAGAATTTTATTGAGGACGGAAAACTCGACGTAAGGAGAGATTAATGTTATTTTGTGGCTATAAATGGGAGCTGACTCCCTGTGGCGATATTCTAATTTTTGACGCAGAATCGCGATATGCAGACCTAACATTGGATAAATTTAATTGGAATGTAGGAGATTATTTTGTGGCAAGTGAAACTGAATTAGGCCAACCGATGTTAAGTAGAGTAGACAAACGTGTTGATTTTGATAATAATGAACAATTAAAGTTTGATTTTTAAGATGGATATAGCACAATTAGTATCAGATTATGGCTTTCCGACCATAATGGTAGTCGGATTGGGCTATTTCGTGTATTTTGTTTATAACTTTATAAATGAACATATAGACCCAGCAATTGAGAAAATGCATTTTCAATTAATAAAGGTAATTGACCAAATGAGAATGCTAGACCAAGATCTTATTCGCTTACAGCAAAAAGTAGATGTGGTATTAAAATATAAAGAAAATGAAAGGCTTAAAAATAAAGATGAAAAACCAACTAAAAAGTAGTTTAATTTTATTATTTGCAATAGGTACCGTTCAGGCAGAACCTATTGTACACAAGTTTAAAAATCCTTCTTTCAGTGGTGTGGGTACAGGTGCTCACTATCTGACCATTGAAAACCAGGAACACAGTAGAAAAGAACAAATCAAAGATGCTTTAGAAGCTGCACGAAGAGCTGCAGAGAGAGAAGCAGATAATACAACCCTCGCAAAATTTATTCGTAATTTAGAATCGCGTATATATGCTCAATTAGCAAAACAACTAGTTGACAATATGTTTTCAAATGATAATCCCGTAAGGTTTGGTTCATTTGTCCTTGAAGGTTCTACAGTGACATATGAAGTACTCACAAATGAAGATGGTACTGAATATATCAAAATGACAATTGTAGGCGAAGATGGAACAACAACAGTAATTGAAATTCCTATAGGAACAGGAACATTTGGAAGCGATGGAAACTCTGACCCGAACGGCTAGTATTATAGCACTTGCATTTATGACTGGCTGTGCCAGTGTTCCGCAATGGTCTGAAGGTCCAGCTTATTGTGAATATGGCGAAGGAAGATTTGCACAAGGATTTAATACCGATTTTGATAATGATGGTATTATAAATGATGATGCTTTAAGTGTTGGAAAACAACTGTATACCGGTACTCGTAAATATATCGAGACAAAGCAAATTTGTGTTGAACAACCAGAAGTTGTAGATCTTCCATCATATATTGATTTATTAAATTTACCACCAGCTGAAACAAGACCGGTCGTTGCTGTATATCAATTTTTAGATAAAACAGGGCAACGTAAAGATTCAGTCACAGGACAAAGTTTTTCCACAGCTGTGACTCAAGGTGGAACAGAATTATTAATTGACGCTCTTAAAACTGCAGGTAATGGAACCTGGTTTAGAGTAGTTGAACGACAAGGGATTGATGCTCTTGTAAGAGAAAGACAAATTATTAGAAGTGGCAGAGATGAAGCTGCCAAAGCTCTTGGAGAAGAGCCACAAAAATTAGGACCACTTTTATTTGCAGGAATGATAATTGAAGGTGGTATTATTGGATATGATAGTAATTTAAAAACTGGTGGCCGAGGGGCCAGAACTTTAGGGATTGGATTTTCACGTCAATATAGACAAGACCAAGTGACAGTATCGCTGAGAGCGGTAAGTGTTTTAACAGGCGAAGTACTATTAAATGTCCAAACAAAAAAGACAATTTTAAGTTATGGTTCCGGAGGGGATATATTTAGATTTATTGAACAAGGAACACAGTTGATTGAATATGAAGACGGTGTGGGAAATAATGAATCAGTGACATACGCAGTGCGAACAGCTATCGAGGCTGCCGTGCTGGAAATGGTTTACCAAGGAGACAGACGTGGCTTCTGGAAAATCAATAATAAAAAAATAGAGGAAACGAAAGATGATTAAAAAACTATTAGGCCTAAGTTTAGTATTAATCTCTGGTTTCGCATTTGCTCAAGCTACCGATGATAACGAAATTAACATCGAGCAGGTTGGTGATACTTTAACATTATATGTTGACCAATATGGTTATGGTAATAAAATTGGAGCTGACGATTTTAGTTCATCTTCAAGTGCTATGGTTATTACTGGTTCAACTTTGACTTTTAATATAGACCAAATCGGTAATCAGAATCTATTATTCGGCCCATTAATTGCTGATAGTAGCACCTATAACTTATTGTTTACAGGTGATTCTAACGAGTGGGATTGGGACATTGGATATGTTGGCTCTTCAGATAGTACTACTATGGATGTAGATATTACTGGTGATTCTAACATAATGGATTTTGACCAAGGTTATAACGCAAGCGCGGAAAGGTTGGATTTCGATCTAACTATAATTGGAGATAGTAATGTCTTTGATGTCGATATAGACGTAGATGATGCTATTTGGAACTTCGATATTACTGGAGGTTCAAATGACATTAATACTATGCAAAAAGATGGTGGTGAACAAGAAATCAATTTAACACTTGATGGTTCATCAGCTGATATTGACATTAATCAGTTAAGTGGTACATGTCCTACGGGTGTCTCAACCTGTAATGGTATCATAACACTAGATGTTGATTCTGAAAATGCAACAATTCAGATTAATCAAAAAGACAGCTCTAACGACAGCTAGTATTCTACTATTTTCGATGGGTTCTAATGCAGAGCCCATCGGGAATATCATTGAGCACAAGGGAAGTGCTTCTATCACTCGTGAAGCTGGAGCAACGTTAGAGGTTTCAGATACACAAGTTCCAGATATTGTAATGAATGACACGGCCGAAACAGAAAATGGTCGAATGTTAATTGAGTTCCTAGACGAGGCTGAACTTAGCCTTACAGAAAATACAAAGGTATACATTGACCGTGTATACTATGACCCAGATCCAAGCAAATCAAAAATGGCTATGAGAATGGCAATGGGAACTGCAAGGTTCGCATCTGGCCGATTGGGCATGGTCAATAAAAATAATATAGACATACAAACACCTACAGCTACTATATCAGTTCGTGGGACAGATTTTACAACAACTATTGACGAGCTCGGAAGATCGCTTGTCATTCTTTTACCAGACCAATATGGTAATCCATCAGGTACCATAGAGGTATCAAATCTGGGTGGTACTATCGTTTTAGAGGAAGCTTATGCAGCGACAATGGTTTCCACATTGGATTCTCCACCTACTCCTAAAGTCAGTATACAGAACATCACACCAGCGATGATTGATAATATGTTTATCGTATCACCGCCACCAGAAGTGAAAGAAGCTATTGAGGAAGAAATGGCAGATGATGCAAATGAAGACCAAGGATTGCTTGACATTGACTTTTTAGAGTTTACAGAATTGGAAGAAGATTATCTTGAAGATGATGCATTGGAATTTACTGAACTGGATATTGATTTTCTTGATGTTGATTTCTTAACTGATGTTTTGGATATTGTGGAAGAGCTCGTAAAAACCACTGCTGCGCTTGATGATAGAGCAATTGCTGGAACTTCATTGGGAGCAGAATTAAAGGGAGCCACATTTGGACTTAATGCTGATTCTCAATATAACATTTATGAACAAGATGGAAAAATTGTATTTTACAGACAAGTGCAAGACACAATTAAATTAGTATTTGCTATAGATGCTTCTGTAAGAATTGACACAGAGGTAGAAGGTTATTCTGGTATTATTAATTTAAATGGTGGAGACGATTCAGTTATAGTTATAAAACAAGGTGGATAAATAAAATTATGGAAATAGAAAAAATAATTGCAAATAGATGTGATTGTTCCTTATTGGAAGTCACAGACGAAAAACATATTGTAGATGATTTAAACGCAGATTCATTAAGCGTAGTAGAAATTATTATGGATTTGGAAGAAGAATTTGGATTCCAAATTCCAGATGATGAAGCTGAAGAATTATTTACAGTAAAACAGATTAAAGACTATGTTGAGGCGAATGCTTAATGGACGAATTTGATAGAAAATTAGATAAATGGTTATTAGGATTTTCCTGGTTATTGTTGGGAATGTATTTTATTTTGGCAGCTGGTAAAGCTTATGCAGATAATGTAATAACCATTGAACAAACTGGTGATAATTTAAATTTAGAGATTCAGCAATACGGTGCTGATAATGAAATTAAAATGTTGGACCAATATTCGTATATCAATGCGTCAACATTAGATTTATTAGTTGTTCAGTATAATACCGCAGGTCTTGATAACACAATAGTATTTGATGAAATCAGTGGAACAGGTAATGAATTTAAATTAGGTCAAGGTGTTGCTTTTGATAACACCACACAAGGCTGGAACTATGATGGTGCCGAAGGCGGTGGTCATTATATGGAAATAGATTTATATGGTAATGATAACTTTGTTGAATGGCATCAAACAAATCAAAGTGGTGCAACTGACGGACATGATTTTAACTTACATGTTGCTGGGTCTGATAATTGGATAGATGGAAGACAACAATCTTCAGGTGCAAAAGAAGCAAACATTACACTTTATAATTCAGACAATGTTTTAACATTTAGACAAAAAGGTGCTAACGCAAACCACACAGCAAATATTACTTTAGATGGTATTTACGGAACGGACGCGCTTATTAGACAAAATAGCACAACCAATCAAACATATAACTTATCAGTGGATTGTTATACGGTTGGTGGTTGCTCAGTAAATGTGTTGCAAGAATAATGCAAGAGTTAGATGATTTTGGAAATCCAGTAGGAACATTATATCCGGGTGACGAAGATTGTCCTCAAGATATGATTTGTTTAACCGAAGAAGGATTTAACCAAATGCTTTCTGATGCTGATATGTATTATAATACAGAAACATTCCAAGTTGAGCCGATGGGCGATGCTGAAGCAATTATAGATTTCACAACGGATTTATTGTTCTTAGATATTTGGACTATTTTAAATATGGCAGTACCATTAACAATTTTCGCAGTATATGGTTTAACATTATATGCAGCAGTAAAGTATATCCAAAAGAAGTTTAGTTAAAATGAAATGGTTAACAAAGTGGTGGACGGTATTAATAACCATCACTGGATTTGCTGCCTTAAGTATATCAAATCCAAATTTTATTCAAAGTATAGAGTATTCTTATTATGACTATCTCCATTCAAAAAAGGAAAAAATTGCGTCGGAGGATATCGTCCTCGTCAACATTGACGAAAACGCAATTGCAAAAAACGGTCAATATCCTTGGCCAAGGGGCAGTGTTGCTGATTACATTAATTCTGGCCCTGCTGATTCTTTATATGTACTAAATATGATTTATTCCGAATCTGATAGGTTCGGAGAGGATAATCAACTAGCAGAGGCAATGGCAAATAAAGCTGTTGTATTATCTTCTGCTCCCACTCAACAAACATCAGATGGAGTTGGCACCTTTGTAGGTGTTGCAACTTTTGGAGAACAAAATGAGAATTGGTTATACACGTTTCCAGGATTATTGTACCCTGTGGAATCTCTTTCTTCTTGGGCTTTTGGTGTTGGTGCCACTGTTGCTATTCCTGACGCCCCAACCGGAGTCGTGCGAAGAGCGCCCCTCGTTGTTAAAGCAGCCGGGAATCCCTATCCATCTCTCGCCCTCGATACATTACGAGTGTTTACAGGAGAACCAAGTTATCAGATGAAAGTCGGCTCCAATGGAGTCGAGTGGATACGAATGGGTCGCCAAGACCCAATTACAACAAATAGTTTTGCTGAAATACCAATTGCATTCTGGAACGAATTTGAACAAATTAGTATATTAGACCCATTGCCATCTGGAAAAGTTCTTTTATTTGGCGTAACAGCTGAAGGATATGCTAATCCAGTCGCAACCCCAACGGGTGCAGTGTATCCCCATGAAGTTCAAGCCCATCTAATTCAGACCGTTCTTTCAGGAGTCGAAATACAGATTCCCGACTGGCAGCCAATAGCCGAGCTTGGTCTTCTGGTGTTATTGAGTCTAGGTATCCTTGGAGCGGTCTATATCTTACCCACAACTCTTGCGGTGATAAAGAGTTTATTTCTTCTTTTCTCCTCCTATGGAATATCATTGTATCTTTGGAATGATTCTTTAATCTTCGTTGATGCAACTTTGAGTTCATTAGCTTCCTTAGTAGTTTTTGCCCAATCAAGTTTCAACAAGTATTATATCACGTTTTTGGAAAAACGTCAAATACAAAAGCAATTTTCTGGGTATGCTTCCCCAACAGTTGTTCGTCTCTTACAAGAAAATCCTGCCCTCATTAAAGAAGGTATGAAAAAAGAAATAAGTATTTGTTTTTCTGATTTAAGAGGCTTTACACCTTTAGGTGAAAGTTTTGGAGACGATGTACAAGGCTTGACAAAATTGATGAATGGATATATGGATTCAATCACAGAGCCTGTCCTTAATGCTGATGGAATGATTATTAAATATATAGGCGATGCTTCAATGCATATTCACAATGCGCCTATTGATGACCCAGAACATCCTAAAACCGCAGTGCAAACTGGACTCAATATGTTAAGGAGTGTAGAAAAATTTAATGAAAAAATTGTATCAGAAGGAAGACCACCAATTGGTATGGGGGCTGGGATTAACACTGGCCTTGGTTATCTTGGTGAAATGGGTTCTACAGAACGACACAGTTATGATGTACTTGGCGACAGCGTTTCAACTGCTGCACGAATTGAGTCTAAATGTAAAGAATATGGTTGCCTTTTATTAGTAGGTGGAGATACAGTAAAACATTGTCGTGATGACTTTTTCTTTTTAAAGGTAGATGATTTGGCCGTAAAAGGCAAGACAGTAGGTATTGAAATTTACACAGTTCTTGATTTGGACAAGAATAAATATATTAAACCCACAGAGATGCATGAAGCAATGCATCTGAATTATCGAAAACAAAATTTTGATAAGGCCATTAAAATCTGTAATGACTTGATGGAATGTTTTGAAGGCCAAATGGCTGGTTATTACAAGATGTGGATAGAGCGTTGTGAATACATGAAAACACAAACGCTACCAAGGGATTGGAATGGAGTCTTTATCGCGACTACTAAATAAATTTATTATCGGATTACTTTTTCTGAGTATTCCAGTAAGTGCGTATGTGCCTAAAATAGAAACACATTACATACCCAACGTTAATCAAAGACATTTAACACAATTTCAACAAGGGCATTTTGCTCCATATAACGAATATTATGTTCGCCGAACAATTGTAGGCAAATCGAGAATAATGTCTAACGGTGCAATTATCCAATTACCTTATGGTCCTAAATTTGTTCCTACTTTTCATGATTTACAACACAATCCAAAATTCCAGGAACGTGCTCCACAATTCTCAGTAAATGATGTAAATCTTAACCTAGATATGTCCTCTCCAGATTTTGGTTGGACTGAGAATGAAAGAAAATGGATTGATGTATTCTTTTGGACCACTCAGATACTTGATGTATATTCAACTTATAAAGGTATGAAATATGATTGTTTATATGAAGCAAATCCTTTATTACCTGAAATTCCACAAGTTCATGAAATGGTCGGTTTAAAGTTAGGTATTATTGGTGGATTAAAATTTGTTATAGATACGGACGAACATTTTTGGTATGGTTGGAAATTAGGTGCAGGTATATCAACAGGAGTTATTGTAGCAAATAATTTTAGATTGATTCATAAAGCCGAGAGGCAATGCGAAAAAAGATAGCTCGTATATATAATAATGTATCTAATAAAAGATACAAGACATAAACACACATACACACAGGAGGAATTATGTCAAACGGAAAATCAGGGTACGAGATTCGTGCCGACCTACTCAGTATGGCTCAGTCCATATTATATGATAATCTTGAAAGAAAGATTAACGCTACTTATCATCACAACGATAACCATCCAGATGATAAAAAACCTTTACCAGCTCAAAACTTTACTGCTCAAGACATTATTAATGTTGCGTCAGAATTAAATGAGTTTGTTGTAGCTAAGTAATAGTAAGGTCTATAAAAAAGGGAGCTTTCGCTCCCTTTCTAGTTTTAAATGATTGCAATCATTATGCTATAGTACTTATGCTGTAAAACATCATTCCCATGAAAATGGAAACAAGAATACACTCCATACAAATCTCACCATTGAATTGCAATCCTTCTAAGAATTGCTTCATTGTATTACCTCTGAGTTTGTTATTTTTGTTTTTCTAGGTAGAGAGCCTGTCGGATCTCATACATAGGAGCTTTTTTCAAATAAAGAAAACTTGAAAGTATGGAAACCATTATAATAATAAATTCTAACATTAGACTTTTTCCTTAGGTATACAAGGCGCCCAAGGCAATACCCAGTATTTAACGAATGATTTTACCCAGCCTCTTTTAAAAAAATTTCTCATAATGGTGGATTTACTCCAACAAGAGAAATTGCAAAAATACTACATAATAATATGATTTCTAAATTCTCTTGTATTCTGTTTTTATTCAAATTTTTCATACCGCCAATCCTATCAAATAAAATGCTAGTAGCATAAATCCAAATACTGATACCTGGATTATAGAAGCGATAGTTATTTGTTTCATGGGATGTACATTTTCGAGCTTGTCAAAAAATGTATCGTCGACCGTAGGCGATAAATTAACTGCTTTTAAAATTTTAATATCAGTCGTTTGACTCATTATGTCCTTATGTTAAAATGAACTGTATGCCGATTTGCCATACAATAGTATATATACAAAATTTTTATATTATATTATAAAAATTAATAATATTTTACAAAGTTGTCACAAAAGTCCGTTGCGGATTTGTTCCTTGTAAAATTTTTTGATTTTATCCAAAGATAAAGCGACTGCCGGTGAGAGGACCTCACCGGAGTCTTCCAAGGCTCGAATGAGCTTGCGTGATAACGAGAGTTCCATTGCGGTCCCCTCTTGATGAACTTCTGTTCTAGTTGACATTGACTGTCTCTAGTAGAGCTTCGATGTCTGAAATTTCAGATACAACATCTGCCATATTTTGTTTATGATAAATCCTAGCCATTTTTGCCAAAATGTTTTTAGGAATATTCACATCTTCAGATAAAGAGACAATCGCCTCTTTGATAAAGCTTCTCTCAGCTTCTTGACGAGTGTATGAATTGGAAATTTCAACCATACAATCTTTAATTCTCTTTTTATCACTATCGCTAGTGGGTAAAATAATATTACTCATAATCAATCCTTATCTAAAAAATTTTCAAGCCATTCGTCGCCGAAATCGTTGAACCATTTGCTGCCAGCATGAAGCAATTTAATGATTTCATACCAAGCAACCCATATTACTACTGGAAGTGCAACCAATGCAACTTTCCCCCAGCGTTTCCAATTTATATTATTCATAGAGTGTATTCTCCAATCGTTTTAAATTTACGCCTTGCCTTTGAAAATTGTTTCATTGGTGAACGAAACGTTTTCATTACTCCGTCAGTCCTCTCGTAGGCGACGAGGTGACCATTTTCATTGAGGTGATATTTCCCGTTTGCCACAGGCGTATCTCCCCAATCAGTAATCTCTTGAAGAATTTGAATCTTCATTATGTATTATCTCCATCGAAATACTTTACTTTAGATTTATCGAAAACTTTATGGTATTGCTTGTTTAAGAAACCACCTTTTTCCCAAATGAGAGGGATATGTTTCTTTGCGTCCTTCTCAACAGACATGTGACATCCTATATAAGTGAATATCGCAGCGACAATCATAATGATGACGGCAAAAATTTGATTTAATAATATTTCCATAATTTACTCCACCCAAACGTGATGATATTTCTTTGGGTAATTTTTACATGTATAGTCAAAACGACTATCATAATTAATTACTTTCACACACTCTTTTGTAGAATAGCTGACATGTACTTCTGGCAATGGAGCCGAGAAGAAAAAGAAATAAATCAGAGTTCCGAAGAGTATGGCCAGCAGGCCAATTGATGTGATTGTGTCAAATGTAGCTTTACTCATTACGCGGCCTCACAAAAGTATTGTTTCAATTCGTCTGAAGATAGAATTAATCCATCTTTCATAGTGAAAGAAGAAGAATAAAACTTCCTCTCCTGCCTTGGAAGCATAGTCCAGGTTTCAAACCTAGACTCAATCTCAGGTCTCATATAACCAAATTCTCCATTCAGAGTTTTCTTGGTGGCAATGAAACCATACTCGGCCTGAGTAATGTAAGTGGGAGTTTCCCATTCCTGGAAATGGTCCTCAGCTTTGAAATCCATATCGTCGATAACTTGCATATCGAGAATGTATTCCTCTGAAGCGTCATTATGATAAGTCACCAGAGCTTCTAGCTCGTCCCAAAATGAGCTTGACTGAGCTTGGTCAGCCGTCACATCGTTAACGATGTAGGTATCACCGCCCTTGAACTTCCAGTAGTCCTCAGAAACGCCAGGAACATAGTCCTCGTTGTGCGCGGCATAATTTTCACGATATTGGGTTTGGATAACAATTTTCATAACAACTCCTTTTAAAAAACCTTTTCCTAATTTATGTGACCATTATAACAAATTTACTTGTTAAAGTCAACACTTTTTAAAAATTAATCGTCCTCTTGGACTTCACTAACTTTTTCTTTAATCTTTTCAGCAATCTCAATCAGCTGAGAGATTTCATCAGCATCTCTTACTGTGTCAAGTTCAAGTTCGATTTTAACTTTCATTACCATTGTCTCCTAGTGTAGATATAAGCGTCAATTTCTGAAGCGTTAGCGATTCCACCGACGATTGAACCAAAATTACTATATCCATATTCATTACCAGTTCTAGGATTAACTCTCTTTTTGATTGGCTTTCTACCTTTTAATTCAACCCTATATCTCACGTCTCTGCCAAATTTATCTTTGACCTCACCTTCTTTAAGAAGTTTATTCATAGACTTGACTGTGTCCTTAATCTTCTCAAGTTCTAGCATATCGCCAGCACAACCAACATGGAATCTACCGACCCACGCATCAGTCCTCTGTTTACCTTTAGAATCTCTTTTTACAGAAACACCGTCCTCAATTAAAAGTCCATTTTTATCAAACTTCATTTTTTCTCCTTTTTTCATAATTTATACAACCATTATAATACTTTAACAAGCAAAAGTCAACACTTTTACTGAAAAAAGTGCGACTTTTTTGCTTGAGAGAAAAAGGCAACTTACGCTGCCTCCGCCATTTCCACTGCGATATTGAGAGCGTCAAGCTTTCTCTTCGCATTGTGACCGAACCAAGCTGCGGCAGCCCTATAGTCTGCGTTTCTTCCTAGTTCATGGTCTGTCATATAAGTGACCGCATTATAAGCGTTCCACCATGTACCTGGAGCGAAGTTCGCACCTGGTTGAGAGTCAACAATTTCCAAAGCCCTTGCAGCTGTTGGAGAAAGATTAACACCAGTCTTGCTGAGTTCTCTCTTATCGTTGGTAGACACACCAAAGACTTTACCGAGGAATCTCTCAAAGTCGTAATCAGTATAACGCTTCGAACCTAAGAATTCAGCAGCTTCCTTGAACTGAGTAATTCTAGTATGTGAAATACCTAATAGTTCCTTTACCTTTTCAGCGTCAAATTCGTTTCTATGTGAAACTCTGACAGCTGGTTGGTTGTTCTCAGCGAGGGCCATAGTCAATGTATTATTACATACAACCCTTGTCATAACAAACTTAACGTCGATTGCACGACCGTATAGATGAGGATTAGAGAATAACAGATAACCTTTTACCTCGTCTCCACCAAAGAGTTCAAATCCATCACGAACATCAGCTGTTGCGAATACAATTTGCCCATCTTTCAATGAACCAGCTGTGTCCATAACCATATCACCAGCTTTAACGAAATCAGTAAAGAAATCAAAAGCTTCTGAGTTCTGAACTGGATTCCAGTTTCCACCGACATTGGTTAGGATTTTTCCATCAGATTCCCTAATCAGCGATTGCTGACCTGTTGGAATCTTTTCACCATCGAGCTCTACAAAAGAGTCGACCTTTCTGACAGTCCAGTCAAGACCAGCTGCCTTTTGCATTTCTTGAGGTGTCATGTCGTCACCGACAGGTACCCCAAGTCCGTGCCAGGGAACCCCAGCAGTCAAACGATAGGCCATCTGAGCCTCACCGTTTACCATTTCAATATTATGTGCCATAACAAATACTCCTATTTAAAAATTAATTACACACCAAAGAAGGATTTTACGTCCTTCCAACTTCCTTCAACGAGTGGAGCTGCGAATTCATTATCGATTCCCCATACCGTTGATAAACCGTCACAATCGCTAGGCGATACTGTATATTTTACGTCACCTGTTTCTAAGTCACAGATACGAAAATCGTCATACAGCGCATGTCCGCAATTGTTTTTGAAAAATACATAGTCCTGATAAATGTTAATTTTATCAGATAAGATAAGCTGTTTCAGCTTGTTTGTGAGCGTATAAGTTTTATTTCGTAGAGAAGTGTCCCTACAAAACCAGTCATACCAACCAGCGTCACATTGTGTACTGACACTGTTCTCATCATACGCACCAGCGTTAAAATTATTGAGATAATTTTGTATAGATTGATTCATATTTTTTCCCTTTCCTAATTTATGTGACCATTATAACAAAATTACTTGTTAAAGTCAACACGTAAACTGAAAAAAATTAGGCAGCGACCTGAGTCACGCCTAATAATTTAAATCCGAAATCGCAGACC